TTGAAAAACTTGCAAATATAGAAGGAGTTGGCATTTGCAGATTGACAATTAATGACATTCAAAGAAACGGGATACTGGCTAAAATACTTAAAGCTCTGGAGGAATAATGCCGAGATATGATTATGAATGCAGTAATTGTGGATATAAACTTGAAGACGTATTTCAATCTATTACAGATAAGCCTTTGAAAAAATGCAAGAACTGCAATAAAGAAAAGCTTGAAAGAGTGATCTTCGCTCCTCATGTTTATGTGAGGGGCGAAGCCACTACTATTGGTCAATTAGCTGAAAGAAATAGTGAAAAAATGGGTAAATTACAAATTCAAGAAAAGACGCTTCAAGATAAAGAATCTAAAAAGCAGGCACTATCAGAAGCAAAAAAGGAAATAAATTCTAAGATAAATCGCCTAACTGATAAACAAAAAAGGAGATATATTGAAGATGGAAAAATTTGATTCTGTTATAATGATAACTCCATACATTGGTGAATATCATTTAAACAATGTTTTCTTGAGAAGTCTTAATGCTGATGAAATAAATTTCTTAAATCAGGATATGATTCTTGAAATTAGAGAAAAGGGTAAAACATACTCTGAATGTATGAAAAACCTACAAGACAAAATGAAAAAAATTAAATCAATTCTACAGGAGGAATAATATGGCTAAAACAAGTAAGTTAAAAAATATTCAATTAACAAAAGCTGATCAATTTTATGTAGAAAATAAATGCGGTGAGCTATCATTAGAACAGATGAGCAATGATTTAAATTATCCCTCTTCTGTAATTGAATCTTATTACAATCAATGCCTTGACAAGAAGAAAAAAGCAGATACAATAGATAAGCTTATGGTTGTAAATAGTAAAAATGGTTATGCTGTAATGACTAAGGAGGCATCGGAAAAAGGTGAAGAAAATAGAAGAAGATCAAGTCAACCACCAGAAAATCACATCCATAGAATCAGACAATAAAAGAAAACCAAACAAGGTAAAAGAATGTAGTGAAAAAACACCATTCAAATCTAAATACAAAGAAGGATATATCACTGCGTCAAATTATCTTGCTGAAATAGTTTTTGAAAAAAGAAATGAGTTTTTCAATAGCGGTAAATGTTCAGAAAGATTTTGGATAAAAGGAAACAAGTTGCATGGAGCATATAAAGGACAAGTAATAGCAGCTTCAAGATTGCTTAAAAAATATAATGTTGATTCAATATCAAAAGCATTAAAGTCAGATGAAGCTAAATATATCTTGAAGATTCAAGATAAAAGATTGATACCAATTATTGAAAAACTTGAATCCACAAGAGTTGACAAGGAACTTGTTCAGAGCTATAATGCTAATGAAGAAGTTGCCAAACCGTTTCGTAGTAAACAAAGTAAAAATATTTTGAAGGATCTTTGATATGTCAAAAGAGAAAAAAAAGGTCGATTTGAGTAATGATAAAGCAATACAAAAAGCATTTGGAAAAGTAGTATCAAAAGGATCTGAACTTATATCTGCTAAGAAAAACTTAAAATCAATAAGTGTTAGTCCTTCACTAGATCTAGCTTTGAATGGAGGTCTTCTTGAAGGAAGTTGGACAATCATATCCGGTGATCCTAAAACTGGAAAAAGTACAACATGTCTACAAATATGCAAAAATGCACAGGATGAAAATAGACCGGTAATATACATTGATGGCGAAAGTAGATTAAAGGCATATAATCTCGTTGGTATTGAAGGTCTTGATCTAGAAAAAATACAAGTTATTCACAGTCCAGAAGAAGGTGAATCATTATCGGCAGAAGATTTCTTAGACATAGCCGAAAGTCTTTTTAAGCGTCCAGAAAATAATGGTGCAGTATGTGTAATTGATTCATGTTCATCTTTAGTTCCTAGATCAGAACTTGAGGAGAGTTCATCAGCATCTCTTAGAGCTAGTTTACCAAAACTATTATCTCATTGGATTAAAAAGAATGCACAGAATGTTGTTAAAAACAAAATATGTGTTTTGATCATAACTCATTATATTACGAATACATCTGGATATGGCAAAGTAAAAATTCCAGATTGTGGAGTAATGGTTCAGTATCAAGCAGATACAAGACTTGATATATCTAAAGTAGAACCATGGGAAGAAAATAATAAAAAGATCGGTCAATTAGTGCATTGGAAAATTGGTTGTTCTTCTATGGGTGCATCTGGTAATGAATGCATAAGCTATATCAAGTACAATAAAGGTATTGATAAAGAAAAAGAGATAATAGAATTGGCAGAATCTTTTGGTGTTATAGAAAAAGCTGGTGCTTGGTATTCAATACCATTCTTAGAAAGTGATGAAGAATTTAAGGAAGCTCCAAAATTTCAAGGACAATCAAAAATCTATGAGTTTTTAGTTGAAAGAAAAGATATCTTTTCTTCGATAAGAAAACGTGTAGAAGAGATGATGCTTGATGTTTAAAGTTATTGGATTTGATAACAAAGAGCATAAATTCAATTTCTCTCACAATAAGAAAAGAAAGTATTTGGTTAATAAGTCGTCATTGCACATAAAAGCAAGAGAACTTATAAAAACCATATTTCCAAATTTTTCATTGTATGAAGAAGTAACTCTTCCAGGTTCTAAAAAGATAGGAAGAAGCTCTCTCTTATATGCTGATTTTTTTATTCCAGAACTTATGCTTATAGTGGAAGTACATGGAAAACAGCATTATGAATATTGCTCTTTTTTTCATAAAGACAGATTTGATTTCGTAAAATCTAGAAAAAGAGATTTGGATAAAATAGAATGGTGCTCACTGAATGAAATAAAAATTGTTGTTTTGCCTTATGATAAGGAAAAAGAATGGAAGAATTTAATATCGCAAGTAATGAATCAATAGAGCTTTTAGATCAATTCACCAAATGGATTGAATCATTTTGCACTGAAAATGGGATCATCGAATATAAAGATAACAAGGATTATGAAGGCATCATAAATATGAGAAATGAAGATATACTTTCTCTATCTAGTGATGAATGTTTTTCCTACGGTATTACATTGATGAACTATGCTGGAATATTGCAAAAAAAACACGACGTAATAAGTTCTCAATATAATTGGTGTCAAGAAGTTCTAAATTTTTTGTATGCTAAATATTGGGATAGATACGACAAATTTTTGCCAGCTGAAATAAAAAAGAAATCAATTATCGCAGAAAATACATTTGCTCAATCTATAGAAAAGGCAAGATTAAGACTATATGCTTCAATGCAAATACTTAATGAGACAAGTAGAGACATTAAAAAAAGAGTTTCCTTGTTTCAAGATCTAGGTAAATCAAGGAGTTTTAAATGAGTATCAAAATCCAAATTAATGAAGTTATTGATTTATTATCTTCAGCACTTGAAAATAAAGATTGGTCATGTGTTAGTGAAAGTTACTTTCTTTTAACGGGTGAAGAAAAAGACATTGAGAACTACGAAAATCCTTTAGATCAAAATACTAATGAATTATTTTCTATCTTAATGGAAAGAATAGATAGGCTTGAAGAAAATAAAACAAACAATAGGTCAAAATCCAAAAATTCAAGTGCTGATAAGAAAAAGCCGACAAAAGTAAATCAAGACGATGAAGTAAATTTTTCACTTGACATACCTAAAAAATCACGTAAAGTACAATCTACTAGAGAGAACAAATTTGAAAAAATGACAGATGTGCTGATAGAAGCTGAAAAAGAAAATGGCTTCGACAAAATAAAAGATAATGTTAAACCTTCGGAAAGAAATCGAAAACAATATACTCCTAAAAACGTTCAATGTACTGAATGCAATAAATCATATGAAGTACATCCGTTATTTGCAAAAGATAATTATACATGTGATAAATGCATATCCAAGAGAGGTCGTTAATGGCAAAAATTGAAAGCAATCTAAAAAATGTTGCTTCAGAACGTGCAGTTTTAGCTGGATTATTCCAATATGGACGAGAGAGTCTATTAGAGATAGAACTATTTATTAATGAAGATAGCTTTACTATAGACTCAAATAAAGTTCTATACAAATGTATTGTACATGCCCTAAAAGACAAAGAATCTGCTGGATATGCAGATGTTTTATCTTCTGCGAAAAGTTTACAACTAGATGAATATGTAGAAAAAAATGAAGTCCTAAAGCATATGTCTGCAATAATGAACACTCCAGTTCATATAGACAATGTTGCAGAACATGCTAAAAAGTTAAAAAGACTTGAATTTGCTCGTAAAATTCAATCTGAATTAAGAGGTATTTATTCTAGTATCAATAGTATTAATGGGGATGAATCTATTGCAGAGATTCTTTCTTTAGCTGAAACGCCAATACAAAATATATGCCTTTCGTTCATCAAAGAAGATGAAATGATGCCTCAAGCAATTGGAGATGACATTGATGAATATATTGCACATCTAGAAGAAAATCAAAACAAATCAATTGGAATTACAACTGGTTTTACAGCATTTGATACTGCTATAGGTGGAGGTCTTAGAAGGAAATGTGTTGATCTTATAGCTGCTAGACCAAAAACAGGTAAAAGCTGTTTGGCTGACAACATAGCATTGTATGTTGCAAAAACTCACAATATACCAGTTCTTATGCTTGATACTGAGATGAGCAAACAAGATCATGTAAATAGATTATTAGCAAATCTTAGTGAAATAGAAATTAATGACATAGCGGCTGGTAGATTTTTTGATGACGAACAAAAGAAAGATAAGATCGTTAATGGTTCTAATTTGTTAAGAGATTTACCATATGACTACATCAGTATTGCCGGAAGACCATTTGAAGAAACTTTATCAATAGCCAAAAGATGGCTTATTAAAAAAGTTGGTTTTGATGAGAATGGCAATCTTAATGATTGCCTAATTATTTATGACTATTTAAAACTTATGACATCAGATAGTATAAATAACAATCTAGCAGAATTTCAAGTGCTTGGTTTTCAGATTACAGCCTTGCATAATTTTTGTGTTGAAAATGACTGTCCATGTTTATCATTTGTTCAATTAAATAGAGATGGCATAACTAAAGAGACTACTGATGTTGTTAGCGGTTCTGATAGACTTGTATGGTTATGTACTAGCTTCTCTATTTTCAAAGATAAAACAGAGGAAGAGAGATTAGCTGATGGAATAAGGTCTGGCAATAAGAAATTAATACCAGTAGTTTCAAGGCACGGACCTGGAATTGAAGATGAAGGTTATATATGTCTTCAAATGGATGGTAAATATGCTAAAGTTCAAGAGTTGGGTACTATTAGGAGTATGAAAAGAAATGAACACGGCGATCAACAAGGATTTGCTGATCAAACAAACAATAATGTTGAAGATGAAAATGATGAAGAAGATTTTTGATATACTTGAATTTTTCAGTATTGATAACTATTACATATCAAATAATCTCATTATCAGCAAATGTCCAATTCATGATGGTGACAATCAAACAGCATTCAATATAAATATAGATGAAGAGAACATGCAACATTATGGAAAATGGTTCTGCAATACGAAGGCATGTCATAGTGACAAAACAAATAATGATGTAATATCATTAGTTTGGATGCTTTTAGAAAAAAAGCATGAAAAACAATTTACATTTCCTGAAGTAGTAAAGTTCTGCAAAAAGTTTTGTTCTGATGTTAAAATAGATGCAAATATCAAATATATAAAAACAAATGATGCTATTGATAAGCTCATAAACATTGAATCTAAAAAAAACAAAAAGAATGTATCTTCAAAATTTACAAGAGATACTGTTAGGAAACATTTAAAATTTCCAGCTGAATTTTATATACAAAGAGGCTTTTCAAAAGAGATTTTAGACATATTCGATGTTGGTATATGTGATAATCCTAAAAGTCAAATGTATAACCGAGTTGTATTTCCTGTTTTTGATGAAAATGATGAATTCATGATTGGATGTACTGGAAGAACTATATGCAATGATCCAAAAAAGTGGATAAATCAAAAAGGATTCAATAAGTCAAACTTTTTGTATAATTATGGAAAAGCATTTGAACACATCAAAAGAACAGAAACTATAATAATAGTTGAAGGTCAAGGAGATGTAATAAGATTATGGGAAGCAGGAATATATAATGCTGTTGGAATTTTTGGTTCAAAAATAAGCGACTCTCAAGAATTCCTAATTCAAAAAACAGGCGTATCAAATGTAATCATAATGACAGACAATGACGAAGCTGGTATATCATGTGCAAATGACATACAAGAAAAACTTAAATTTCTATTCAATATTTATATAGTTGATTTGCCTAGAAAGGATATAGGCGAAATGACAGTAGAAGAAATCAATTCATTAATAAAACCAAAATTACAAGGAAAATTCTAATGACAAAAATTGTAGCTCTTTGTGGTAAGAAACAATCTGGAAAAACCACATTATCAAATTATCTACATGGTCATGAAATGAAAAGACATGACATAATAGAAAAATTCTTCATTTCTCCAGAAGGTCAGCTTGTTGTTAATTGTACTTTTCATGATGAAAATGGAAAAGAATTTGAGGAAATGGGTTTATTGGATTTACAGCAAAAGACTAATGAGTTTTATGAATATGCTTCTCGTAGAATATGGCCTTTAATACGTGCTTATAATTTTGCAGACTCATTAAAGGAGATATGCGTTACTCTTTTTAATATTCCACCAGAATGTGTTTATGGTAGCGATGAAAAAAAGAATGAAATACAAGAGCATCTAAGATGGGAAAATATGCCAGGAATTAAAAAGCTAGTCGGACCAATGACTGCTCGTGAATTCATGCAATTTTTTGGTACAGACATTATGAGGAAAATGTATGAACCTATATGGCTTGAAAATTGTTTCAAAAGAATAGAAGAGGATAATCCAGAAATAGCTGTAATAGGAGATTGTCGCTTTATAAATGAGATTGAAGCGGTAAA